CTTCTTTACTGTAATTAATAGCTATACTAAATTCAGGAATATCTATAGCTACTCCATCAGTAACTACTAAATTATTTATTTTAATTAAATATTTAACATGTGCATTAGTACCATTTGCATATAAGTCAAGCCCCTGCACTAAAGCAGCTCCAATAACTGTAGTTGTTGTAGTACCTGATCCATCTATATAAACAGGTACATTATTTATTTGTGCAAATGTAATTTTATAACCTGTCTCATGAGTAGCTTCAATAAGATCAGATTCGATATTTCCTATTGTAGTAATAGAAGCATGACCTATTACTAAATTACCTCTATTAGTACCTAAAGTTGAATTTCCAGCTACACCTACATCAGCCCATGCTGCATTTGCATCTACAGGAAGAGCTGTAATTAATGCAATTTTTCCAATATAACCATTATACGCAGTTTCTAATACATTTTTTAATGTATTAAGACTTGGCTCATAAAAATTTGAAGGAGCTGTTGGTAAAATAATAGCCATTAACACTCAATCCTTTTAGTTTGTAAATATCTATTTTTACGTACAGTTTGTAAATATCGCTTATATCCTGAAACTTGTAAAAAACGATTGCAATTAGGTATTACTGCAGCATTATAGTCAAGAATTGTATAATGCATATGTAATGAATCATGAATATCTACAGTTATACTGACAGGTTGTTTTTTTACATATACCTCATGGATACTATCAAGAACTACTGCAATTTCATTAGGTGTATCTACAGGCCCTATGTATGCAATAGGTTCTGAACCAAATTCATTAAAGAATATATACGCCATTATTTTTCAAAACAATAAACGAGACCTGTTTTTGTCTCTTTTCTAATTGTACCATCTGAAGCTAATGTTTGAATGGTATTTGTTAATTTATACCATAAACCTGCTGTTCCACCTTCAACATAGACTACTGTACTTTGTTGATTTTGGGAAATACCTGTAGCAGTACCATTATCAGCTATAACCAATAAACTGGGTGCTTCTCTATCACATGTAATAACCCATGTAGAATTAGTTATTACTTCTTTTTCATATAAAAATCCTGGATTACCTTCAGCATCTTTTCCCCAATGAATGCCATAATCAGTACGAGTATTTGGAGCAACTGGAGCTTCAAACTTTTCAATGCTATCCATTATACCCAACCATCTCTTTCAAATTTAGATGTATCTCGCCATTTTTGCTGTACTACACCAAAATTAGTAATATTATTACATGCTTGTTCAAATCGCTGTAAATACTTAATTCCATCCCCATCAGGATTACCTGAGTTAATAGCATTAAATACTCGTTGACCTACAAAAATAAGCAAAGGATCTAACAGAGCAGGAGGAAGTTCAATTTCAGTCGTTGCAGGATTTAATCCAATAGGATTAATCGTAGCATGAGATGCCCTGTATTCAATTCTAAGTTGATTTTTTAATTCAGGAAAGGGGATATGTAATTTAGTATCAGTATGAAAAAGAACAGGCCAGACAGCTTTTAAATCATTAAGAGGAGCTACCTCTGTTTCTTCTACTTCAGATATATCATAAATACGTTCTACTTTAATAATATTATCTGTGAATGATTTAGTACTATCTAGTATATAACCTCCATTACTTTCAGTATTCGCTGAAACCAAATGATAATAATAAATATCATCATCTAACTGAAGTGTTAAATAATCTTTCTTTAATTCAAAGCGTTTATAGAGTTCTGTTAATCCAAGATTAATTTGGGAGACTACCAAAGGATAATCAGATTGGTCAATTCCCATCGTTGTATCTCCACCCATTTCAAGGTTGAAGAGTTCACCATGAGACAATTGGTCAAACAGTTCAGAGAGTAGCATTATCCATCTCAAGAAATAAATTTAAAGTATAGTATAGTATACCTTATTCTATTATACAATATAGGAATCTAGCTTATTTAACTCTTCTTCAGGAGGCTCTATTTCCCACATATCATTTTGTGCATTATAGCGCATATCTGCATTAGATGCAGAAGGTTTCCATACTGTTAATCTAGGTAACATGGAAATATTATCAATACAGTCATCATGCTTACTTTTAATACCTCCTACTGAAATTAAGCTTAGCTCAGATATTGTTTCTTTTAATTCAAAAGATTCTTTCTTTTCAATAGGGAATTTTATTTTTCCTGCCTTAAACCAGGGAACAACAACATTAAATCTTTCCAGTTTACTAGTATTAGGATGAATACCTGGTGTTTGGGAATTATTATCAGAAGCTAGATTAAAATAAATATTACGGGTCATCATTTCATTTTGAATCCATGAAATAAATCCTTTTTGCTGTCCTGATATCTCAATACCTACCTGCTGCGGTTTATATAATTGAGCATATTCAAACAGCATATTTATATTTTTATCCATTAATTGCCTTTTGACAACACCATCAACCCATAAATAATCTCCATTAGAATTTACAGCCCATACAAATATAACACTGAAATCATTTCTTCTTTTCTCACTGGTTGCAAAGTCAGTCGTAATATAAAAATTATACATACCCATATTATCAAGTACGTGTTTTCTGGAGTACCATCCAATATCACTGGCTGTAACTAGTCGATCTTCATCAGACATAATACGTAGCATTAATTCCTGATTAAAAGCATCAATTTTACCTGTTAATAATGCCTTATTATATTTATCTTTTACATATTCATAAGGAAAGCGATCTTCCCATGCACCCTTAAAATCTTTCTTTTCACAAGGAAAATCATTACATACAGGGTATACATTAACATGCCATGCTCCTGATTCAACTGCCTTATACAATGGATCCTTTGCATTAAAAGGGGTGCCATTCCAGACTATTTTACTATTCCTTGGATGCAATGCATATTCAATAGCTTTATAAACAGTATCTTCTACTGCAGAAATAACTGTTGGAGAACGAGCATCTTCATCTGATATTAAATCATCCAATAATGCAAAATTTGGACGAGTACCTAATTCCTTACTACCACGTACACCAGTTTGACCTCCATACCCCTTTACAATAAGTTTCTTCCCATTTACGTTGGTGAATTCCCAACGTATATCTGTAAAACGGGTAGTAGGAACAAACTCTCTAAGGAAATCACTATTTTCCCATCTATATTGCAGGTTCTTACGCATATTCTTAACACCATTTTCAATAGAATCTGAAATATATAGTGCTAAGGATATGTCTCCAAACTCAGGAATTTTTCCAAATGTAGCCAAGTATAAAAATAGGTATTCACCAAACAAGGTAGTTTTTGCTGAACCCCTGAAAAGTAAATTACAAATATTATTATTATTACCTACCAGTTTATCCAACATTTTATAATGCAGAATAGGGGTTTCATTTTCTTCACCAGCACCCCCATTCACTAACTTAATAAAGTTAACAAATTCAAGTGCAAAAGTAGTAGGCACATAATAATTTGTATTATATTTACTATAATCAATATCATTAAGATAACTTTCTACACTTCGTACTTCAGGCTGTATCATATTAGTGATCTGTAGCCTGTTCTGCGGTGCTTTCAATAATTAAAGGAGCTTTAGCAATATCCTGCACACTCAAGGTACCTGCCTGTATAGTTCTAAGTTGTAATTCTGCTAATTCACTGGTTTTCTGTATTAAGGCTGTCATAGCATCACTGTCTTTTACGCCTACATCCAGTTCCAGTTTATGGGTCTCAGGCCGTTTTAAATGAGTTAATAAACTTGCAGCAGAATCTGCCCTTACTTTCTCACTTTTAGCTGTTATCATTAATTCTGTTAAAACATTAACAGCCTTCTGGTAATTATCTATATTAATAATCCATGAAGGCATTAATGTCTGTTCTATTACTTTTACTACGAGTTTCCCTCGTCTATAGGCTGATGCCATACTAGCTATGTCTTTCTCAGCCATTCCTTCATCAAGCATTCTCTGATATCTATCAGGGAATGTCTTGATATAAGCATCAATGTTTGTATTACCTAACATTTTAAAAGAAGCATATTTACATGCCTCTATGTAACTACTCAGTTTCCATGAATTAGATTCTAACAATACTGTCGTTAAACCAAGAAGATTATCCCTGTAGTTCTCTCTCAACCCAGGATCTTCCATAGCAGTATTAATATCATTAATTAATTCATCTGATACGTTACCTTTAAAGCGCGATGGTAGTACTTTTGTTAATTGGTCGCGGGTTAATAAATGACTCATTATTCTTACCTTCTAATCAGTATTAGTGTATATTTATATTTGAAATATACTATCTACACTACAATAATACAAGGAGAACACTCTTTATGATCCAACTTGAATACACTACTTCTTTCCCTTCAATTGACTTAGAAGACTTCATTATTGAACCTCTTCCTAAAATTATAGATAATCGTGGTTACTTATATATTGGCATAGATTCTGCTTATCCTGATTATATTAAAATAGGTCGTACTGGAGATCTTTCCAAGCGATTAACCCAATATAATTCAGATAAACCTTTTCCTACTTTTACTTATATTACTATTTCTCGTCTTTATAAAGATTGTCATTATGTAGAGAAAAAAATATTAGAAGCTCTTTATGGTGTTGCTCGTCCAACTACTCTAAAATACGAATGGTTCGAGAAATCTATACTAGATATTGCTAATAATTTTTTATTAGAAGCAGAAGACGTATTTGAATAATTTATGATTGAACAGCCCATCTTACATGATGTAGTCCACCTTAATAACACAGGAATACGTGCTATAGGTGGACTATTCTCTTTACATCAAATCTCAGTAACCCAATATCTCAGAATTACTTCAGTCACTCCTATGCAAGGAGTACCTCATGCTTATTACATTACGGTAAACCATCCTTGGCTCAATACTAAAAACCTCACTAATTATGATATAGATCTCCTATATCATGCTATTTTCTTTTAGGTCGGCTCCGCCGGTTTTATCCAATAAAATAAAAATA